AATTATATCTTTGTAAACTGCAAGAGCACCTGCTATGCCCGCCATATTATCATTTACAAACTTATTCTGTGCATTAATTTTATCCAAACGTTTCTTCACTGCTGGTGCTTCAGGATCCTGATTCTTAAGTTTGCTAATATCTTTTTGTACGTAATCATTATACCATTTTGCAAAGTCCTGTGCAAAACTATTTGGATCTGCAATCTGTTGATCACCTCTGCGTATTCTTGCATTTACATATTGCATAAACAATTGTTTGTAATCATTGCTATTCACTGCATCAAAGTTTGCAGACTTCATAGCACTTGCAGTTGCATTAAGTCCACTTAATATTGCTTTGTTCTCTGCAGGTGTTAAACTTGCTTGTCCACTTAAATCTTTGTATGTTGCATCATCAAACCACACACTGCTAGGCTTATTGTAACCACTAATGTCTACACCAAAACTTGCAGTCATATCTGATATATTATCACCTGTATATGTTGTGTGGAATATTATACCCATATTACTTTGTGCAATTCGTTTGCCTAGTTCACTTTCCTTAGGTACTGCGTATGTAATTGTGTTAGGTTGAAATACAAAACTATCTTTGCCATCTATCTCTGCTTCCTGTAAATCACCTTTAGTATACATCATGTCGCCTTGTACAACGCCCTGTATCCCTAGTTTACTAAGTTCTGCTAATGCTATTTTCATTTTAGCATTTAAGCCTTCTTTAGTAATATCACTATCTATATCTTGATTTGATTTGTACAGTTTAGGTGAAACATTAAACGCACCTTTCTTAGCAACAAAGAACTTGCCGTCCTGTGGATCAATACCTGTAACAATAGCAGGTGCTCCGTCCCATTTTACTGTAACACCTTTGCCAACACTACCGCCTTCTTCTAGCATATCACGTACACTGTTAATATATTGTAGTGCAGATTTGGCACCTGCGGCACCTTGAAGAAATATTAAATCTTCAATGTGTTCTAGATGAGTGTTCTTACCTCCCTCATCTTCTACAACAGTTTTAAACTCTTTTAGACGCATTGCTTTCGTTTACTCTTCTAATACCTCGTACAAACTTTGTTTTATCTTGATGTTTGATACTGTTTAATAATCTTCTTTCCAAGTCACCAGCGACTGTTTCGTCATAGTGCTTGTGCATTTCGTTAATAAGATTGATGGCGCTCTCTATCACGTTAGTTGCTCGACTTTCTAAAACATGTTGCCTATCTTTTTCTACAATCATGCTGTTTAGTTCGTGTAATATACTACGAGTCTGTTTACGCATTTTTATATCCTATCCTATTATGTATTTATCGTATAGTTTGAGTATAGCATACAAGACAAACATGTCAACTAAATATATGCGAGGAGAAGAGAATGTCAACAATAGAGAATTCTGGCTTGCACTTCGCAACCCTAGCGAAAATAGCCTACCTAACAGAAAAAGACAGCAAACCAATTGCTAAAAAACTAGGTTATACAAAAACAAAACTAATAGATCACAAAGGTGCAGAATGTCTGTTTCTTGAGAACAGTAAGACTATTGTACTTGCATTCAGAGGTACAGAGCCAAAAGAGTTCAGCGATATAAAAGCAGACTTAAAAGCATGGAAACGTAAGAGTAAAACAGAAGGCATGGTACATGCAGGATTTTACGATTACTTAGAACGCATCTGGGAAACAGTTGAAAACCATATAAACTATGGTGCCCGTGAGAAAAAAGCACTTTACATCTGTGGACATAGTTTAGGTGGAGCAATGGCGGCATTGGCGGCTAGTAGACTAAACGATAGAGTAGTTGCTTGTTACACATATGGACAACCACGTGTTGGCGGTAGTGACTGGTGTGCAAAACAAACTTACGAACATCATAGATATGTAAACAATAATGATATTGTACCTCGTGTTCCATTATGGATTATGGGATTCCGTCATAGAGGTGAACTACACTACATAAACTATTATGGAAACATTCGTAAGATGACACCATGGCAAATTATTAAAGATGGATGGCGTGGTCGTATAAAAGCCTGGAGTAAACTAGAGTTTTTTGATGGTGCTAGAGATCATAGCATGGATGCTTACGAAAATAAAATAGCCAAAAATTAATAAAATCATTTAGCCTCGTACTAAATAAAGTGTGACAGAAAATGTCACACTAGGCACAAAATAAGAATTTAGGCAAACTAGAGGCACAAATGAAGATACCTAAAGATGCGAAGGCTCAATTAGAACGATTACTCGGCAGATTCATAAGGCATATTCCGAACAATACCGAATATCATAACAGGCTTATCGAAGAACTAGAGATCATACTCAAACTTCGCTTCGTCGATTACTTCCTAACAATTTGCGATGTACTGACGCTAACCCGTGACATTACACACATGACTCGTGGTTCAGCAGGGTCTAGTCTCGTCTGTTACCTACTTGGTATTACAGACGTGGATCCCATAAGATGGCAAATACCGGTAGCACGTTTCCTAAATCCTTTAAGGGATGACTTACCAGATGTGGACATAGACTTTCCACACTGGCAACAGGCGGCTGTGATGCAAAGAGTATTTGATAAATGGCCTGGAAAAAGTGCTCGTATCAGTAACTACGTAACATACAAAGAAAAGAGTGCAAGGCGTGAAGCCGCACGACGTATGGGTGCATCTGGTAAACTCCCTCGTGGCTTTAAGTATGAAGATTTAGATATAGACAAGGAAGAAGCAATGAGAATCGAACGAAAATTATTAGGCAAAAAGAGAGCAATATCAAAACACTGTGGAGGAGTTCTTATATTCAAACACAATATGCCAAAGAGCCTAATAAATGGAGACAATCAAATATTATTAGACAAACATGAAGTAGAAGACTTAGAACATCTTAAGATAGATATCCTTGCTAACAGAGGACTCAGTCAACTACTGGAGATAGATTCAGAGACACCATTAGAAGTATACCCAGAAGAAGATTATGAAACAAGTCAGATGCTATGCAATGGTGATGTTATAGGAGTTACACAAGCAGAGTCACCTGCTATGAGAAGATTATTTCAAGCAATACAACCAAAAAGTAAAAGTGATTGTGTATTTGCAACTGCACTAATAAGACCAGTAGCAACAACAGGCAGACAAAAGGCGGCGTTCTTTCAAGATTGGACAGAACAAAGATTAGATGATACTATTGTATATGAAGATGATGCAATTAAAAAGATATCCAAACTTATAGGTTGTGATATGTATGAAGCAGATATGTATCGTCGTGCATTTGCCAAACGTGACGAAGAACGTGTTATGGAGTTTATGGAACGTATGGGCGACAGTGAGAACAAGGCGGAGATTATACAGGAACTATATGGACTAGGAAACTTTGGATTGTGCAGAGCTCATGCAGTAAATTTAGGCAGATTAATCTGGGCACTTGCATATCAGAAAGCACACAACCCAAAACAATTTTGGAAGGCGGCACTCAAACATTGTCAAGGCAGTTATAGACGTTGGGTACACAAAACAGAAGCAAAGAATGTAGGATGGGATCTGCGTGAACTAGGATATCCAAACGGCATTACAGAGTCACCACAAACACAATACAAACGTTACGGATACTGGACACAACCAGAATTTATGCCACATATGTTTGTACAAGAAACCTGGGGAGACCGTGTAAACTTTGCAGGGCTTGTTGCAAACGGTAGAGTGTTTAAAGGAGAGCAAGGAAGGTATGTTACATTCTTAACACTGGGTATTGCTAACGGTGAATATGTAGACGTAACTGTCAAAAAGCCTTTTGGATATAGAGATCATGATGTTGTAGTAGGCAGTGGTAAAGTACGTTATAGCAATGGTGCTCGTTATATAGATTGCTATGATGCTAAAGGACATAGACTACATCAATATCTTAATTAATCACTAAGAATTAGTAATATTCTGCTATAAGATTGTAAAACTCTGGGAGATAATCTTTAATGTTTATATTCTTCCAAGAGTCTTGTAACTTGACTTCTGTTAACATACGATGAAAATCAAGTTCGTCTTTAGGACTGTTATTTGTGTTTAACAAAAAATCTAAATCTTTTGTGGTACCTTGTGTGTCAAGTATATTTTGTTTGACAGAGTCGATAAGAGCACCAGGTCTAAAGTAACTAGGATTAATAACAGGATTTAAAATATAGTCCAAGTTCTGATCGTGAAACCATTTAGTAGTTTCACGATGATACAATACATTTAGATTGCTAATAGTATAACTTACACTTACAGTATCAGCTATAGTTCTAAACACTGCAATATTTTCTACAACTTCTTTCCAATTTAAAGGATAGCGAAGGTACTCAAACACTGGGCCTAATCCGTCTACACTTACGTTTATGTTAAGTTTTTTAAATTTCTTTAACATATCTAGTTTTTGTGTGTTTAATATTATACTACCATTCGTGGTAATACTTACAAAACATTCTGTATTATCTGACTCGAGTAACTTTTCTAAAATCTCAAAAGTTATAGGTTCTAGAAGTGGCTCTCCTGCAAGCAAGTTAAGTGTGACTAGGTTAGGAAAATCTATATTATCCAATCTACTCTTTGAAATCTTACTGTAAGGTTTGCTTTCGATTCCGTTATGTCTTGCTAATGCACCCCATGCACTACTACTTGTACTATTGCATGTTGTACAAGTTGCGTTACATAGATTACTTGAACTTATTTTCACAAGGACTTCGCTATATTTTCCTTCTTTTACATCTTGTTCAATAAATCTAATATCTCTGTCAGCATAAAAATCCATAGTTGCATTTTTTAATAGTCTGTCACTTTTTAATCCTTTATCTTCTAAATTCCAACAAGCAGCACACCATTTACTGCGTTTACTATTAAGAATATCTTGCCTTATTTCATTTATGTTGTATGTAGATGGTAATAAACAACAATGACTTCCTCCAACATCTTCGTAATATTCATATCCAAAAAATGGTAGCACACAAAAATAGTCGTTGTTAAAATCATCCATCACTTTTAAGTCCTGCTAACATATCTTTTAGTTTACTGCTTTGTACACTTGCAGTAATCTTAGCAGTGTCACCTTCAGGTGCTTCCACAACTCCTGAACTTCCTTTGTTCTTAAGTTGTTCATAGATACTACTACTTTGTTTCTTAAACTGCTGATACTCTTGATCCTCGCCTAAGTCACGAATACGTAAACTTTCAATATCAAACTCCAAGTCTATCTTTTGTCCGACGCCACTACTACTTCTAGTCTTCATAAGTTGTAGTTGATATCTACCACGCTCTCTCATAGCACGACTTGTAAATATACCAAACACATTATCAGCAGTATTAATTTTACTAAGTCCACCACTAATATGACTGTGATCAAATTCTATTTCATCTACTGCACCTCTGTTCAACTGCGAAGCAGTTACAAAGACACAGTTTAATTCTTTTGCTAGGTTACGTAACTCTTCACTAACATACTTGTCTTTTACAAATAAATCACTCGGAGACACTTTTGCACTTACCGGCATAAGCAAATCCAAATAGTCAATAAGCAGGAAGTCTACATTCCAACCATTTTTTATCTGTAGTTCTTTTAAGTATGCTCTAACATCATTAACATTACTCTGTGCTGGCATATATTTTATCTGTAGTTTACCTGCTTTTTTACCAGCCATCTTTACTTTCATCTCTACTGTTTCCAAGTCCTTAAAAACTTCCTTAGTAGATACATTTGTAAGCATACTATCTATTCTCATAGCACTTAGTCCTTCACTAAGTTCTAGTGTTAAGTATACTCCATTTAATCCATTTGTAATCCAATTGACTGCCAAGTTCTGCATAAACAAACTTTTACCACTACCAGATCCACCAGCAAATATATTCAGCTCACCTTTGTTCATACCACCGAACAACTTTTTATCCATTGCAGGCCATCCTGTTGTAATCTGTCCGTTGTTATCTTTAAGTGCCATAAGTCTTGCACGAGGATCAGCAAAGTAATCTGTGCCCATGTCTTTTGTAAGACTAATCTGTACTGCATCTTTAATAATCTTTTCTACTGGTTCATATGTGCCTTTTTCTAATAAGTCTGCACTTTTAAGTATTGCACGTTCCAGTTCCTGTCTTTTAGTAAAACCTTCAAACTCTGCTAGAAACCAATCATTATGGCTTTCACTTATATCAGGCACTGGCTTTAGCTCAACACCTGTCACTGCACGAACTTGTTCATAAGTAGGCAGAGCACCATGATCATCACTGTGTTCTTTAATAAACTTTGCAGTATCAGTTAAACTTCTATCAAAGTTTTGTACATTATAAATGTTCTGTACACGCACAAAATTTTGTGCATCATTCATCATCATTTCTAAAAATAATTTTTGTAAATCTATTGTGTACTCTTTAGTCATAATATTTTTTTAATTCCTCACTTTTTGGAAAAGTATTTAACTTGTAGCATTTCAGTTCAATGCCTTGCTTACGAAGGTGATATTGTATTATTGATTCTTGAATAATATCTCCTTTTAAGCTAGCAGGCTTACCTTGTTTATAGTTTACAACATTTTCCCAATCTTGCCAAATTTTATTTTGTGATTCAGCCCATGTTTTGCAATAGTGATGTAAAATTTTTGAATCAGTTATAGTTACTCCAACATATTTACTAATATCATAAAACACTTGCTGGAGATCTTTAAACAGATTCATTGTATCTATACAATAAAATCCTAACTTCTTTGCATGTATCCATTGTTCTTGCATTTGATCTGTCCACCATTGCATAAGATGTAAACTTAAATATTCTCGTTTTTCCCAGATTTCTAATTCTTTATCACTCCAATTACTAGCATGTTGATTAGGTACAATATTTTGTAAAAAATTAGGAACCTTTTGCGAACAAACTAGTGCAAACTCACTAACGATATCGGTGCTAGGTCCTATGTAAACTTTGACGTCATTTTGATTATCGATATAATTAAGTATTTCAATTCCTTTAAAATCTGGCATAGGTACAATAGGAGTAAACACATTATCTTGTGCAGATTTATAGTCGTGAGCAAATAGCATTTCTTTTGTGCGAGGGTGCCACTGCTTGGATACTCCGTGTGCAGTATCATTTTGCATAAAATTTTGATCGACAGGTAATCCTTGCAAGTCTGTACAGGTACGAAGTAACATCTCAAGTATACTAGCGCCAGATCCCGGAACGAAACTTAACCAAATATTCACCATCGTTTTCTCTGTAAATTTATTTTAAGACCCATAGTTTGCTTTGCATCTATAATACTTTTAAGTGTAAACAGTTTTCCATATCTTACAACTGCATCATTTACATCTTTGACATCACTTTCCCATTCAGGAAAACTTACACTCCAACCAAACTCCAGTGCGTCATCAATTAGTTTTTGTCCTGCACGATCCTTATCTGGAACTAGTATAACTTCTCTACCTAGTGTATCTATAATTTGTGCTTGTGTTTCGCTACAACGATTACTCAATATACCTACTCCACCTATACACATTGCATCTAGTAGTCCTTCTGTCACTATTACAAACCTACTGTTAGACAACTGATTATCAATGCCATAAACGAAACCACTATCATGACTAGTAAAATATTTGGGTCTTGATTCATCGTCGATACTCCTTGCACTAAATCCAATTGTTTTTCCTTGC